AGGTACAGGCCCATGCTCTGGAGCATGGCCGGCGCAGCAAGCATGCCCTTTTTGATCTTGATTGCCTGCGGTTTCGCCTGGGCTACGGGGACCTGAAAGAGCAGCGCGTCGTGCACGTTGCCGACCACGGCGAGCCCCAGCTTGTCGAGGTAGATCATCGCCGTCTGGGTGATGTCGCTGGCCAGGCTCTGCGGCTCGGCGTTGATGCCGGCTCGTATAGCGTCCTGCTGGCCGTACATGGCATCGGGTAGCCTGCGCACCCGGCCAATGGGTGTCTGGGTGTAGCCGCGCCGCTCCAGCCTGGCTGCGGTGAAGGCGTGCCAGCGCGGGAACTCGGGGTAGCGGCGCCGGAAGAGCCCCCACAGCGCGCGGGCCTGGTTCTCGGTCCACAGGATCTCAAAGGTCTTCCAGGCGTACTCCCTGAGCCCCATCCACGACATGCCGTACAGTTGTGCCAGCACCGGAACCTTGCCCAGCACCTGGCGCTCTTCCTTGGTCACCTGGCCTATGGTTTTCCGTAGGTAGTGGGCCGCGAAGTCGCTGTAGACGTCGAGCCCCGTGTGGAAGGCCCACAGCATGCTCTGCGGGTCGACGCCTTCCCAGTCCTCGGGACGGCCGGCTGCCATCCAGGCGCACAGCCTGGCTTCGATCTGCCGATAGTCGGCCTGCATCAGCACGTAACCCTCGGGGGCGCTGAAGATGGGCCGCACGCTCGTGTCGCGGGGGATGGTGTGGAAGAAGGAAGCAAGCCTGCCGGTCTCAACCGAAGTTGTGCGCATCTCTGGATGGAACCGCCCGTCGAAGCTCAGCTTCGTGGCATGGTTGACCGGCCGGAAGTAGGTACTTATCTTTTTTCGAGGCCGCCGACAGTCAAGAATTTTGCGGGCGTCTGGATATTTGAGTCCAAGGGTCTTTACAGTTGCCTCGTCTGTGGAGGGATGTTTCTTGCCCGGCTTGATGATGGGTAGCCCGAGATCCTCGTAGAGCCAGCGGGCGACCTCGCGCGCCGAAGCGGGGTTGGCTACCGGGACCTCGGCGTCGGCCGCGCGCTGCTCGGCGCGTGCCTTCAGGAATAGCTCGGCGGCTCGGGCTCGGTTGACCCAGATACCGCGCGCAACCAGACGCTCCAGGCTCCGCAGTTTGGGCATCTCCAGCAGGCGAAAATACCGCGCAAGGATCGGCTCCTCGTTGAGCCGGTCACTGAGAAGGTCATGGAGTAGAACAGTTGCTGCGGCGTCGTACCCGTTGTAGGGGTACAGGTCGTTGAGAGGATGAGGCTTTCGAGCATCAATGTCCCAGTCGGGCCAGCCCAGGTGGGCCCGCCCGGCCCACTTCAAGCTCTTGGGCGCGTTCTCGTCAAGAAGCTGTAAAGCGAGCATGGTGTCGAAGCTGGCTCGGGAAAGCTGGCCTGTCACCCTGAACCACACTAAATCGTCGAACATGCCGTTGTGGACGATGCGCTCTACACCGGGGGCCTGCAGCGTGGGCAGGAGTCGATCTCGGCACCATGCCAGCACTCCACGCGTCCAGCGCTCCTCGCAGTCCGGGTGTGCAATCGGGAGGACCACAGCTTCCTGGCCCGTGAAGCTGAACGCGACCGAGTAGACGCGGAAGTCCCGGTGCCACCACGGCTTGACGTTGGTCTCGAAGTCGTAGCTCCACGTGGGCTCGCTGGCCAGCGAACGTTCCAGACCACGGACCCCCGCTCCCGTCGAAACGAGATCCACGCGTACAGGCGGGGTGCTCGGCGGCGGGACAAGCTCACCTCGGACGAGACGCCCAAACCGAAGGACGTCCGCTCGCCATGCGTTCTCCCGACCACGGTTACGAAGGATAGCTGCCGGGTGGAAAGCCGGTAGGACCCAACACTGATAGCGTGCTGACCAAATTTCTTTCCCCGCGACCTGACCAACGGTCCCTTTACCCAGGAGCCGCTGTACAGCCACATTACCGAGTGCCAGCACGTAAGCTGGATGTACACGCTCGATCTCCTCCTCAAGGTAGTCGCGGCAGGCGCGGACGTGATCCATGTCGACCTCGCCCACGCACTTCGCCGCGTTGGTCAGATACGCGCGCTTGACGCCGGCTTGCTCCAGGCCAGACTTCAGCATGGCGCCGCTGGGCCCGATGAACGGTCGGCCCGCCTGATCCTCCTGACCGCCAGGGTTCATGCCGACGACCATGACCGTGGGCCCGCCGTAGGCAGGGTCGCCCCACCACTCGCCCCAGACACACACTGTGAGGGCGTGCTCGTGCAGCGGGCACAGGTCGCACGCGGGGTTACGTGGCATCGGAGTCCTCCAGCAGCGCAGCATTGTGCGGGTTCTCGCGCAGGCGCCGGTAGTGCATCAGCTTGGCCACCGCAGCCTGAGCGGCCTTGCCTGGCCGTAGCAGGCGGGCGCGGCCGTGGCGCGCAGCCTCGCGGCCTGAGCGGAACAGCGGCACCACCAGTTCTGGCATGTCGAACCAGAGCACGCGCCGCGCCAGCAGAGCGTGGTCGCCCTGCTGGTTGCCGTGGACGATAGCCCAGCCGTGGCAGGCCAGGTTGGGACGCGAGTGGCAGCCGAACCAGAGCAGGGGCTGCTCAGCCGTAGGCCGGTCGTACTGCTCCAGCTTGTCATACTCCTCTTTGCTCCACACCCCCGAGGGTACGTCGCGGCGGTACGGGCAGTAGTCGCACGGCCAGGGGGCGCAGCGTAGCTCGGGATCGAAGTCGCTCACGCCGCACGTCCCTTCTTGTAGATGCCGTCCGTCCGCTTCAGGTACTTGAGCAGCAGCCGCGCCATGTCGACCATGCTTGCCCCGGCCTTGAGCCCCGCCAGCAGCAACTCGTCCTGCTCGGCAGCCTGCAGGTAGTAGATGTTGACGTTCGTGGTGGTGCCGATCCTGTGCACCCGGGCCCCAGTCTGCTCCCACTGGATGACGCTGGGGGTCAGCGTGTAGTAGATCAGGCTCGATGCCGCCGTGAGCGTGATGGCCACGCCACCCGCCTGGTAGTTGAGCAGCATCACCCCGTTGTGCTCCTGCTTCTGGAACCAGTCTTCGGCCTCGGTCCTGGCGTGCTGGCTGACGCTGCCGTCGATCACGCGGAAGGCACGGCCGCGCTTCTCCAGTTCCGCTCGGAGCCGGGCGATGTCAGGCTTGAAGCGGCAGGCGACCACGACCTTCTCCTCGTCGCGCTGGTCCAGTAGCTCCATGCAGGCGTCCAGCTTGCTGGTGCCCGTGTACTGGATCATGCCGTCCGTATCCGTTACGAACCCGGCTGCAAGCTGCACCAGACGCATGATCTGCGTGAGCACGATCTGCGCGTCGGCCTCGGTGTCGTCGGGTAGCTCGGCCCGCAGGTAGTCGCGCATGTCGTCGTAGGCGCGCTGCTCGTTCTTGCTCAGCGTGACGGGCACCTCGGTCACCAGCGGCTCCGGAAGCTGCAGCACTTCCTTGGCCACGGCGTGGGTGTACGGCGCCATGCTGTGCACGAGCTTCTTCCAGCCGTCTTCCTTGGTCATGTACGCCCCGCTGCGGGTACGCATCGCCCAGTTGCCGTTGGGCCCCGCGAGCACCATGACCTCGGCGCGGTACTCTTTGAAGGTTTGGCGGAAGATCGGCGCCGTGGGGTTGATCACGCGGAACTGAGCCCACCAGTCCATGGGGCTGTGAGCCGGCGTACCCGACATGAGCAACTTGTACCTGGCGCCCGCCGCCAGCTTCCAGATCGAGCGTGTCCGCGAGGCGACTGGGCTCTTGAAATACTGGGCCTCGTCGAGCACCAGCAGATCAGGGTTCCAGCGGAGCAGCCGGTGCAAACGATCCGCACCCGTCCAGCGCTGCGTCTTGCCGTTGGCCACCTTGGGATCCTTGATCTTGTCGTAGGTGGTGATGCAGACGTCGCACTCTTCGGTAGGCGTATCGAATGCGATGCGGGTGCCTGGCAGCCACTTCTCGAACTCGCGCTTCCAGACGCCCTGCGCTACGACGGGGGCGACCACCACTGTGCGCTCGCTGTGGAGCATGCGATGCAGAGCGATGGCGCCGAGGGTCTTGCCCATGCCTGGCTTCCACTGCAGGTAGAACCCCATGGACTCTCGGAGCTTGTCGAACGCGGCGATAATGCCGTCCTTCTGATAGTCAAACAGAGGCATCGTGGGTGTTGCCCTCCTCAAGGGATGTGATAGTCTGGTCGAATCGACACATCCACACTTGTCGACTGACCGACAATTAGTCTACACTACCCGAGTCGGCCTGTCAATCCCCAATAACCCAGTCGGCCGGCTCAGAAAGGAAACGTGATGGTTGTGGAGATGGCTCCAGACGAGAACAAAATCCGTATCAAAGGGTGGCTGACTGCGGAGGAGGCAGCCGACTACCTGGGCGTAGGCCGTGACTACATCTACCGTCTCAAGAGCGTGTACGACGCAGGCGGCGCTGGAGTGCCCGGCTTCCGGCTTGGCGAGAGCAGGCGCATCCTGATGTTTCGCCAGGGCGATCTCGATGCGTACCGCGCTACGCACCCCAACCTTGGTAAGATGCGCAACCCCGACCCCGAAGGCGGAGACGCCGGCGAGGATGAGGCTGGCGAGGAAGAGGAGAGCTAAGCCATGCAGCCAGCGCTGGATGCCCCAGCAGGGGGCGCACACCCACTCCTGCGCTATCTGAAGCTCGGCATCAACCCGATTCCCCTGGCGGTCGGCCAGAAAGAGCCCTACCGGGCGCTGGTCGACCACTGGAAGCCGCTTCAGCGCGAGCGCGTGACCTACGACCAAGCTGTGCTGTGGCTGCAGCAGGGCGACCCCAAGATGGGCGTCGGTCTGATCTGCGGGCGCATCAGCGATCTGTGCTGCCTGGACGCGGATCTGGATGACTTCGCGGCCTGGATACTGGAGCACCTCGATCACCCGCTGTTCGCGGGCTGCTGGATCGTCGAGACCGGCTCGGGCAAGGCGCACATCTGGGTGCGCTCGATGGACGTGCCGCAGGTGCATGCCTGGAAGCTGCGGCCAGACGGGCTGCGCTGCGGCGAGGTGCGCGGGGAGGGCTCCTACGCTGCGGCGCCCCCCTCGCTGCACCCCAGCGGAGGGACCTATCGCACGCGCTGGGGCTCCGCTGAGGAGATGCAGTACCACACCGACGTCGACGAGTTTGCGCGCAACGTGGCTGCCGCGTACCTCAACGACAACCCTGGCGCCGCGCCGACCCCGCCCGGCGACCGAAGCTACCGGGTGCTGGTGCTCGACCCAGAGCAAACCGCCGAGGCGGCTTCCCGGGTAAGACAGGCACACTTCTCGCGCAAGGTCGCGGATGCGCTGCTCAAGCCTGGTGAGGCAACCCCTGGCCAGGGCAACTGGGTCGGCTGCCCCAGCAGCAGCGAGGTTGACTACGCCATCGTCGTGGCCATGATCCGCAAGGGTTGGGAGCGCGACGAGGCGGAGTGGATCTTCGCCGGCAGCGAGGCCGCGGACGGCTGCTACGCCCGGGGCGACCGCAAGGGCTCGCGCGGCAGGGCGTACTGGGTCACCACCTGGGACAACGCCAGCGGCGAGGTCGCGCGGGAGAAGGCTGCCAGCCTGGTAGCCACCGGCGGTAACTTCAGCGTCAGGAGCGTCAAGCGGCTGGGCCGCAAGCAATCCAGCTACCTGATCACCATGGAGTTCACTCGCCCGGACGGCTCGCTGCACCAGGGTGAGGTGATCATGACGGGCCCCGAGATGACGCGCGAGACAAGCTGGGTCGAGCGCTGCGTCGAGGCGTGCGAAGACATCCCGACGTTCCTGCCGACTCAGGTCGGCCGCGAGTTTCGCCGCTTCACCACGGCTGTGCTGCGCATGATCAGCGACACCGAGGAGTCCAGTAGCTACGCCACCGAGGCGGGCTACCGCGAGAACATGGTGCTGGGCATGCTGCAGGGCTTGCCGCCGCGTGCGCCGACCAGCCGTGGCGAACTGACCCTGGGCTGGACGGACGGCGAGATCTACTTCCTCAACGCGCCGGCGCTGATCCGTCTGCTGCAGTCGCACGATCACAGCTTCAAGCCCAGCGAGCTTACGCGCGTGCTGCACGGTGCAGGCACGACGCGGGTGTACTACCACGCGTTCTCGGACGGCGAGACGGCCGAGGTGATCAGGCTGCGTCCACGCTTCCGGCCTGGCGTTCACGAGCACGGAGCTTCGCCTCTCGATGCCGCCGACGCCGACAGTTGAGGCACACCCGCCAGCCCTCCGCTGTGACGTGCAGGTTGGCGCCCGCAAGCTCCAGCCCGCACGTCGAGCAGTGCGTCTTGCGCGAGTTGATCCCGGCGGGGCTGTTGCCCCGCCTGGTGTTCTCCTCGTGGGTGATGGCTTCGAGGTGGTCGGGGCGTACGCAACGGCGTTGCGGGAACGTGTGCCCCAGGTGATCGACCACGCAGCCGTCCGGGACCGGCCCGATCCAGCGCTCGTAGGCCAGCACGTGGGCTAGCTCGGGCGGGTCGTTGTGGCGCGGCTTGAAGCGCCCGTAGCCGTCCTGCTTGTTGACGTGGCCTGTCCAGTACCAGTGGTTCTCGGTGCGACGCACACGGTCGTCGTACTTGTCCTCGTCTCCGGGTCGCCAGTGGAACCCTGCCATTACCCGGCCTCACGAGAAGTGAAACTCATACGGGGTACCCTCCGGCACGTACTCAAGGATGAGACGGGCACGGTGCCGCGTGACGCCGACATACGCCACGCAGCCCTCGGCAGCCCGTCCCGCCTGAGTGAGCGTTGCCTGGTAGGGCAGCGTACCCCACGAGGTGATCAGGTGCACCTCATCCGCTTCTCGCCCCTTGGCGGAATGGATGGTGCCGATGCGGCGCGGCGGGCCGAAGATGAACGCGCCGATACCCTCCCGGCCGTAGACGCGCTGCAGGTAGTCGCCGCCCTTGAGCCCGTGCGGCAGCCTGGCCAGGTCCGGTAGCTGCCAGACCTGGGAGATCTCCTCCTCGCTCAGGCGCTGCTCGGGGTCCATGGCTTTCAGCCGCTTGGCGGAGCCCTGGGGCAGCCAGCCCGTCTTCATCTGCTCCGCCATGTGCGCCAGCGCCCCGGCCGAGGCCGCGCCTGTTTGACGCAGCTTGATGTACGTCCTGAACGCGTCGGCGGCTTTGGTCTGCAGCGGCCCGCCGCCACGGATGTAGCCGTAGGAGCGGCCCTGCTCCTCGAAGCTGGCGATCACGTTCTGCAGCAGGCGCCCCGTGCGGGCCAGGTAGAACTCGTCGCCGGAGCCCTGGCCGTCGCCCTCACCGACGCCTGTCCACGTGCCCAGCCACTCGCCCTCGATGTAGCCCGCGCCGCGCAGCACAGCCTGCGCAGCAGCGGCACTCTCGGCGGTCAGCCTGTGGCTATCCCCCAGGCGGCGTAGGTCACCTGGGTGATCTATGAATAGCTCCGGGGCCGCGCCCGAGAACAGGTAGATGGCCTGGTACGGGTCGCCCGCCATCACGAAGTCGCTCTCG